ACATATCCCAAACCGGTGGTAATAGAAAATTTTTTGAGTGAAAAGGAGTGTATCCATATTAAACAAGAAGCAAAAAGTAAATTGCATGTATCAACTGTAGATAAGGATAGAAGAGTTGATGAACAAATACGAAAAAGTGAAACAGCTTGGTTAAGTACTGAAGACCCTATAATTAGAAATGTCGTAGAACGATGTGTCAGTCGTACAGATAGACCGATCGAAAATTGTGAACAACTTCAGGTTTTACGGTACAAAGAGGATGGACATTATAATCCTCACCAAGATGTCTTTTATCAAGACAAAAATAAGAGGTTATACACTTTCATCATAGCTCTCAATGATGAGTATGAGGGGGGTGAAACAGCTTTCCCATATCTAAATGAAAAATATAAACTCAAGGCTGGTGATGCACTCTTTTTCCACACATTGGATAACTATGGGTTAGACACGTCCGATGCTTTACATGGTGGGCAACCTGTAAAGTCCGGGGAGAAATGGGTTTGTAATTTATGGGTACACAAGTATCCTTATTAAAGGATTTATATGTACTTAATATATGAATTTAGAACACGATATGTACATGAAAGTTGACAATATCTTATCTCATGATATATGCAAAATTGCAGAACGTTATGCTTTATATGATAGATATAATGATAATGAGAAAGATCCATTTGTTATCGGAAGTCATGTGAAATACGCTGATTCATTAATGGAAAGTTTATTAATGTTTTTGAAGCCTGAAATCGAAAAGCATACAACTTTAAAACTTATTCCTACATATTCATATTTTAGAATTTATAAAGCTGGTCATTTTTTACCAGACCATACGGATAGACCTTCATGTGAAATATCTATAACAATTCCTATTGGATTTAAATATAATGGTAAACCCGATGATTATTTGTGGCCGTTACATGTATATATAAACGAAGAAAAGCGTTACATACCATGTAATATTGGGAGTGGTTTAATTTACAAGGGATGTGAATTAAAGCACGGTCGAGAATCACTGGATGCTGATAAAGGTTCTTATCAGATACAATTGTTTTTACATTATGTGAATGCTAATGGACCATACGCAGAAAAATACAAATATGATGGTAGATCCAATATTGGTATAAAAAAAAGATAAAAAATATTAAAGACGTCTATATATAAATAATCAATGCTTCATTACTATATAGAACCTAAAATATTAACAAACTTATTGACAGAATATGAGGTTGAATATATAAAAAAGAGTTGTTTGAATAATTTTCACCGTTCAAGAACATCTGGTGGCAAAATAGACGAAATTAGAATGAGTGAATCTGCAACGTTAAAAAAAGATGATCCAATTATAAAGAATGTTGTTAAACGATGTCTCAGTTTCACAGATAAACCATTCGAAAATGTTGAATCCCCGGATGTCGTACGATATAAAACAGGTGGATTTTATAAACCACATCAAGACGCTGTTCCAGAGCATTTCAAAAACCATAGACAATATACATTTGTTATGTGTTTGAATGATGATTATGAAGGGGGTGAAACGTCGTTTCCAAACTTAGATTTAAAATATAAGATGACGAAGGGAGATGTGTTATTGTTCCATACTTTAGATAATTTGGGTGCATTTTCATCACTGGCTTTACATGGTGGGGACATTGTAAAGTCGGGGGAGAAATGGATTTGTAATTTATGGATACATCAGCATGCATGGACCTGTTACCGTTAATATAAATCTAAACCTGGTGATCTTATGTCCGAATATTTTTCCTTGAGTTCTGAATTAAAATCATTTGGATGTAAAGCTATCAACATACGTCGATTCGCGATGTGAAGTGCCTCAACGAGGGATTTGTTCTGTGCGTCATATGGAACTGCATAGTGATTCTCCACCAACCATTTATTCACATTAGTCCATACCCCATTTTCACACACCCAAACCTCTGCGAGTACGCGTCCAAACTTACCCCTAGAATCCGCCTCCGGGCATCTGAGTTCGATTTCAACGTCATCCTTCTCAGATGCGACCGCCTTTAGACACCACTCCTTGAGCTTCTTCTTGGATAGAAGACCGAACTTCTTTTCTTCGGTGTCACGGGTTCTAGACTCTGGTGTGTCAATCCCTAGAAGACGAACGCGCTGCTTTGTGCATACGTCAAAACCTAGATCAATATTTACATCAATTGTGTCACCATCGACAACCCTCTCAAGGGAAGAGACCCGGTACTTGAAATTACAAGCTTCAACGTTATAAGAGGACATCTTATATTTAATTATAAACTTAAAACTTTAATACCCTCATATATTAGATGAAGTGTTTGGCTACTTTTTCTGAAAATAGTCTGTACAAAATAAAACTAGCAAAGACTCGTAAGAATGTCCTTGAGTCTATGTACCAACGACCAAGTATCATAGAGGTGAGACCAATCAGGGAAAATCTGAGACTTCGTTTACGCTTCACAGAAGCGATAAAAGAAGCACAGGAGATGTGTGAAATGGATAAGGATTCATCTGAATGTCATTGGGCTTGGTATGAAGTGGATGAATTAGAAGATGCTATACTACGTCTATATCCCGATAGACGGTAACAATTGGGGGGTCATCTTCATATCCATAATAACGAATTGATACTCCAAAAAGTTTTGTTATTTCTGGATCAATTTTTTCGTTAATTTCTCTTTTCCAATTTTTTATAGTTGTTTGAAAATATTCAATCCCATTATCTGAAAATACACAAATACGCATGAATGGTCTACTACGCACATTTCTCATATATTCATGTACAGCCTCGGGTAAAGGTGATGCCCTCATGTATGCCGATTTAAGGATATTAATAACATAGTATCCATGTGAATCACAAATTATATTGACTTGCATTTCAGGGAACCCTTTTATAAATGCTTCGAAATCCGCATTACTAGGGAGGGTTGTGAATACAGGTGTATTCTGGCATATAACCTCGTCATGGTAACCAATACCCGGGTGTGTGTGAAATGACATTTCAGAATACCAAACTCTATCAATTTCAGGGACATCAACACGGTTTCGTTTTTTTGATGTAACGATATTTGGTTTACTAAAATTGAAATTTTTGTACTCGATATTACCAGCAAATTCCCATTGTTTGACATAAGATAACTTACTCACTTCTTTCAAATCATGAACCACTTCACGAGAAAGTTTTATTCTCTTCTTTCTTATTGCCATATTTGGGCGCATGAGTCTAAATTTCATTGACACTAACCTGTTATACACTGAGAATTTATCGGGTTATATTTTTAACTATGTATCTACATTCATTATTACATTTTTATCAAGTAGTGTAATTACACCCAATTCACTCCATGTATAGTACCGAATGGATATACCAAACTGTTTGCGCATGATAGGGTCTATATATTTATTAATAGTTCTTTTCCATTTTTCGGGTGTAGATGTATAATACTGAAATCTACCCCGAGGAACTGATACTCGACGAAATTCGTAACCATTCATGAGTTCATTAAATATTTGAATTACTCTATTAGGGTTTGGTTTATTCATATTTGTTTCGATGAGATCTATGATATAGTAACCTTGATTTTCTAAGATAAGATTTGCTTGCATTTGAGGGTAAGCGTTTATATACGTCCTCAAATCTGGTTCACTCGGATATGTAAATAGTGGGAGTTCATTTTCTGGTACTGGGTGTGTATGATAAACTATGTACTGTGTCAATTCCTCTTGTGTAGGTGTAACATTCGCTATTCGATTATTCGTATGAGCTGTCGGTGTATTGAATTTAACATAATTCCTTGTATTATTGATAGTAAACGGGATAGTACCGGCATATTCAACTTGTCGAGTCCACGTTCGAAAGTAAATTTCTTTTAGATTATCGATTAGTTTCCGGCTTAACCTAACAGACATATACCTATTGTTCGCTTTCGTAATTGTACCAAGATTATACCTATTCCGTGGTATGTTCAATCTCACCAAATTATTCGATAATCGATTGATTGCACGATTAATTTCTGAACTTCGTCTCCTCTCTGTAAGAACCCTTTGTCTATTCTGTGTCTGCCTATTTATAGGAGCCATCTTAACATATATAGAGAAATTTTTAGTTTCTTTATAAATGAAGTGGGATATTGAAAAAATAGT